GTCCCGGCTAATGTTATTAATGCTGTTCAAAATTCTATTGGAAATGTAGCTACCATTACTAATCCAGAAGAAATAATAACTGGTCAGGATGAAGAAAGTGAGTCTGATTTTAAGAACAGATTTAACCAATATATAACATCTATTGGTAGATCCACCGTTCAATCAATAGAATATGCTACCCGAAAAGTTCAAAATATAACAGGAGTATATGTGGATGATAGCGAAACTGGGCTAATAAAGATATATTGTCATGATGCAAATGGTAATCTAGAAGAAAATGATTACAATAAAGTTGTTTATGCTATTTCAAATGAAAATGATGAGTATAATCCAGCAGGAATTGCTTGGGAAGTTCTTCCTGTAGATAAAGTATTGGCTAATATGGATATTAATGTCTATATCAAGGATTTTAACAAATTAACAGAAACTGTTCAAAATAGTATAGAGAACATTGTTAATTCCTACTTAAATACTAAAGTTGTGGGAAGCGATGTTTCCTTATCTCAAATATCAAGATTAATTATGAACTTTGACCCATATCTAATAACTGACGTATCTGTAGAAATTCCTATTACTGACGATATGGATAGTCAAATTACTAGTGCTAGTTCTGACGTATCTAGTGTTAGTCAAGAACGATCAACAGTTTCCGGTTTAGTTTCTTCTGCACAATATGATAATTCATATACAGCAACGGATATGATTAATTATGGAAATGACTATTTAATCACTGTTAATGAAAAGGCAGAGCTTAATAAACAATTAATATCAATTAACGCTAATTATTCTACAGATTCCTCATTAGCTGATAAATATTTTGTAAATAAATTTAGCTACTCCCAAGCATATAACAATATTGTTTCATTGCTAACTAATATATTGCCTACAGATAATAAGCCTTTCCAGATTGATTATACAGATTATCGAGAAACTATTATGAATTATTATAGTTCTAGAGTAACCCTTCTAAATAATATCCAAGATAGTGTTTCAAACAAGCTAACTACCTTACAGCAATCTCTGGTATCATTAAATCAAGAAGCATATGAACAACAGCATTCTAATATCTCTATTGGTCCTAGTCAAGTTGCTCGCCCCGGGGATGATGTAAATGTATTTTATTATAATACGAAAGATGCTGAACAAACTACCGTTACTAAGTATGTAGATCAGCATACTACTGAGATGACTACAATTAATAATAGTCAGGAATAGGAGGTATATATGAACTTTAAAAGGCTTTTACATCCAAACTTAAAAAAAGGATATGTTGAAGACTTCAATAACAGCTCAGCTAATTATGCTTTTTTCTCAGCAATTGAAGATATCCTAAGCTCTACTGAAAAAGATACAATCGACAGTAAAGTAGAAAGTTATTTAAACAGTGCTGATGGAGAATTCCTCGATGAGTGGGGAAGTTGGTTTGGCGTAGCCAGAAAAGATAATCAAAGTGATGACGATTATCGGAAATGGATAATTACGTATGCAACATTGAAGCGTGGCACAAAAAAAGCCATAATAGATGCCATTAAAATGTATCTGGATATGTCGGATGCTACAATATCTGTATATGAACCCTATAAAAACGTATTTCAGTTAGATAAATCTAAACTAGATGGATTAGATCATCTATCAGGAGACTATTATAGATGGGGAATTATTAACATATTTGTAGATAGACCTGTACCAGAATCCATATACCAAATAATTAGAGATTTTAAGCCGGCTGGTGTTAACTTTTTTATTACCGTAGACACTTCAACTAATAAAAATAACCAGCCATTATCAATAGATACTGGAATTAAGGAATTCAATTCCGTAGAAGAAGCTTATATTGGTTTCTCTAAAAGTCAAAGCTACTATTTGGATTTAGGTGGTAGAAATAATAAGCAGGAACTTAAAAATCCCTTTATTCTAGATAAATCAAAACTAGATAGTACGGATGTTTTAGCTGGGGGATATAATGATGATATTAATTATGATGATATTCCTTCAAATTATAATAAGGCATTCATTTATGGGGTTTCTTATATCGGATCTGATGATGTATTTTCAGGTAATGATTGGAATTATCAAACTAATTCCTATGGATACAATGATGACCTTTGGAATTCAGCTACAGTCTTTGATAAAAGTTATTTCACTTCGGATAAATGCTCAGATTTAGACGGATACACTAGAGCGAATTATTCTAGTCAAATAATAAAATTAGACTACTCTGGAATGCTATCACAAAATATTAATGGGAATAATAGAGTATATGGTAGTGTACTATATGGGGATAATAACATAAGCACTATTAGTTATGATCCTAATAACTTAGTATCCCCAGATAAAGCCGTACCAGTAATTACAAAGACGGATAAATATTACACCTATTCATTAGAGTATAATTCTATAGATAGCTCATATAATTCTATCCCGGATAAACTAAATATATTAATATCAGCAAGTAGTTTAAATTCTAACGCCAGCTACCAAGTAGATCTACTAGATAAATATGGTGTGCCTTTAAAAACTCAAATAATTAATATATCTGGTAATTCTAGCATAAATAAAATAGTTTTTGATAATGAAATAAAAACAGAACCAGCCAATCCTTTCACCATCAGTAAATCTAAAGTAAGTGAAGGAGTTATCGGAGTAACACCAAATTTAATGAAAGCTGTTAAGCTGGTAAGAATTTATTGTGGTATACGAGGAGATAGCCTGAATAATAACATATCTTTTGGTGTACCATCTGCTACTATTTTTGATACGGATACTTGGCTACCTTTTAGTGGGGATCAGAATCAATTCCCAGTAATATTGGATGAGAACCTACAGAATCTGTCTAAGAAAGATGATAACCAATTAACAATAAATCCTGTTGCTAATTATAATGTTTCCACCAATTCTTATACGAACGTTTCTCCAGCAAGTTTAAAAATAACTTTTAACCTAATAAACGATCTATACTCTAAGTATCTAAACTTCTGGGATTCCCAAGGAGTAATAGATAAAAAGGATATAATTAGTAAACTATTGCCAGCAATTAAAGGGATTAGTTTGACATTTGATGGTGACTTAACTAATACAAATGTTAGCTATTCAAAGGATAGCACACTAACCCCTATTTCAGATAATTCAATATCTAATGGTACAATTACTATAGAACCAAATTATATTGATAATAATGGAAATATAGTAATTGAAATATCCGGTAAAACAAACAAAGATGTAATAAATGTAGACTTTATTAGATTTTATTATTCTCTAAATGATAAGTCAATTCCAACATTCTCTCCAAACAAAGAAATGGGTAAGCCATATCTTAAATTCTTTGGTAAGGGAATAGACTATTCTTTCTATGACGCACTTACTATGGGAAGCAAGAATATTTATGTAAATTCTAATATTAAAGACAATAGTATATTAATTGCAATAAATGCAAGAAAACAATTAGAATACCGATATGGTATAGATGAAAAGGATATAACTTCGTTTTTAAACAATAGTAATTCAAGTATACTATTAGAAATGTTAGCTGAAAACGCTGGAAATGCTAATTTATCAATTGCTAATCTAAATACCGGAAATCCAGATTCTATTGGGAATGTTTCTTTTTCAAACGACTTTAGCTACGTTAATATTTCTAATAACCTAAATGATTTTGAAAACTATGTATCCAATTCTGGATTCATTTTCCTTTCAATAAATCCAGATACTGATTTAGGAGAAATACGAATTAAAAACTTGTATATTTTTGGAAAGTATCCAACAGCTCATTTAAGTACCCGTATAAAGACTGGTATCAGTATGGATATTACCGTTTTTGATTCCTATAGTAGTGCCGTTGATAAGGCAGTTGTAGACAAAAGCAAGGTAAAATAAGTGGACTAAATTATAAAAAACAAGGGAAGAAAACTCGTTACTTTAGTGACGAGCAGTTCGCTCTAAAGTATGATATAATTAAAGCATAGGGAGGTGAATACATGACATTAAAAGCTATAAAAACTAGAATATATCCTAGTATTGAACAGCAGTACAAAATAGTTAATAACTTTGGTTGTTGTCGATTTGTCTGGAATAAGTTACTAGATATGCAGACTGAACGATATAATAATGGAGGATCGTACGTAAACGAGTTTGGTATGAACTACCTGATTAAGTGTTTAAAACAGGAATATCCATTTCTTAAGAAATCAGATTCATCTAGTTTACAACATGTTAGTCGTGACCTCAATCAGGCATTTCAGAAGTTCTTTAAGGAGAACTCAGGTCATCCAAAATTTAAATCACGTAAGTTTCCTAAGCAGAGTTATCAATCAAGTTGTAACAACAGCAATAATATCCGTAAATTTAGTGAACATAGACTTAAATTGCCTAAGTTAGGGACTATTTACTTTAAATCAGGACGCCAGATTACTGGTAAGATTAAAAATGTGACTATTAGACTTTCTTCTACCAGTAAGTTCTATGCAGTTGTATTAGTTGATACTGAGGTAAAAGAACTTCCTAAGACTAATGCTTCTGTCGGGGTTGATATGGGAATAGCTGACTTAATGATTACTAGTGATGGTATTAAGTATCCTACTATTCGCTTTGATAAGATTCTAGCTAAAAAGAAACACTATTGGGAGAAAAGATTGGCGCGTAGAAGAGCACAAGCAATTTCTTTAAGTGCTTGTGATAAACACAATAAAGTATTGGAACCAAGAGAACTATCTGATTTTAAGAATTATCTAAAAGCTAAGCGTATGGTAGCTAAATATAACGAAAAGATTGCTAATCAACGGAATAATTATCTTCATACCCTAACTAAACAGTTAGTCGAGCAATATGATGTGATTAAGATTGAAGATTTGAAAACCAAAAATCTTCTTAAGAATCATAAATTAGCTCGATCAATTGCTAACCAAGCTTGGAGAGAAATTAGAAGACAGTTAGAGTATAAATGTGAATGGTATGGGAAGCAGTTAGTCACTGTTAATCCTAGAAAGACCTCTCAGATTTGCTCTAATTGTGGGTATGATGATGGTAAGCACACCTTGGATATTCGTCAGTGGACGTGTCCTAATTGTGGTATACACCATGATCGGGACATTAATGCCGCTAAGAATATTCTAACTGCTTAATTAGACTAAACTGGGCTGGAACAGCCCTTAGTAAATAGCTGTGACCTCTGCACTACATTACTAGAATGCTGTGTAAGCCTGCGGTGTTCCTAGAAGCTTGTTGTGTCAGTGACGAGTAGTTCACAGTAAGAAAGAAGGAAGAAATAGTGGCCTACGAAACCCCTACACCAGCAATTAATAGTAATGCGTTAGTTTTTCATGCTATTAATTACTTTAATAATCTAAATAACTGCTATATAGTAATTGGTAAAACAAGCTCTTGGCCGGTTGATGCTCAGCCTCCTGTTCCTGTTGATGGAGATAATGTCACGGAAGTTGCAGGATACTTTAAGCCAACTTGTTATCTTTGCTATAAAACAACCGCAGATAAAAAAGATGATTCAACATTATCTTATGGAAATGACTTTTATCAGCCGGTTTCCTTAGCAGATGCTTATAGTAAAAAGGCTTCTTATGTATATTATACCGTAACAATAAATCCAGATGATATTTCAAATGTTAATACATTCAGACAAGTAGGTCTTAACTTTGGGGTAACTCTTAAATCTGGGGTATCTGGGGCAATTCTGACTCCAAGCAATGTAGATAATTCTGGATATACTCATTTTATTCTTAACAGTCAACCATTCATTGTTACTAATAATAGAAGCATTAAAATTAATATGCTCATTTCAGAAGAAAAGGATATTAGTGGATCTAATGTAGATACTGACGTTACCTCAGAAATAACAACAGTTTTGCCTACTACTGTAAATCAATAAAAACATAAAAATTAGAAAGAAGTGATATGATGGCAAAATATACGCCCGGAGATTTAGAGATATCTCCTTATTACGATAGATTTGATGACACTTCAAATATAACTTTTGTTGCTTTCGTAGCTAATAATATCCTTCAAGGATCAGAAATGAATGAGTTACAATCCATCATTAGTTATTATATGCAATCATTAGGTAATTCCATCATGAGCGATGGTGATAAACAAGCAGGAATGGCCTATGTTCAAGATGGGACAAATATAACAATACAATCAGGGGAAGTTTATCTTGGAGGTAAAGTAAGACATTTCTTAGAGCAAACAGTTAAAATTACCGGTGTTGGTATTGAAAATATTGGAATAAAATTAAATACGGAGATTATTACTCCCCAAGAAGACTCTTCTTTGTTAAACCCAGCCATTGGCACTCCTGGGTATCAATCACAAGGAGCTAATAGAATAAGAGAAACTGTTGAATTGGTAGCTAATGATTCTAGTGCCGTATCTATTTATACTTTCAAAGATGGTAAAATATATTATGTTCCAGAATCTACCCAACTAGCTAAAGTAAGCAACATGATGGCTAAACAAACATCTGAAATAGATGGAAACTTTAGAATTGGATCATCTGGATTCCAAATGTCTACGGTAGAAGACCCTAATGATGACAAAAAAGCTATTTTAAATATATCATCAGGGGTAGCCTATATCTTAGGTAAAAGAGTAAATAAAGCAGTTTCTACTCAACTATCTGTTGACCGGGCTATTAATACTAGTACAATCACTAATGAACAAAACACCTTTGCGACTGGAACGTTAAAATATCCTCTAGGAAATTACCCAGTTCAAGATATATCAACAGTTACGGCAAATGTTCAGAAAACAATTGTTGTATCAAGAGGAACTTCTGATGTTGATTCTTTAGCAGATAAAAATGTTATTTCTATTTCTAAAGTATATACAGAGGGCGCTAGTGGTGTTACCTATACAGAAAATACTGATTACAAGTTAATAAACCATCAAACAATTCAATGGATTTCTACAGGAAGCTCACCTGCTAGTGGTACTAGTTATAAAGTCACATATGTATATAATAAGAGTCTTGACTCAACTAATGATTATGCGGTAACTACCGATGATAATTCACTAATAACATCTATTGATTTCACCGGAAAAGGAATTGTGGGGTCTGGGGATGCTACTGGTGGTGTTCTATTCAACGGTAGTATTATTTCTACAACTTATGACTATTATCTTGCTCGAATAGATATTCTAACATTAAATGATAAAGGCGACTTTATTATCCACGTTGGGCAACCAAATGATGCGGATTCTGTAGTTCCTCCATTAATTAATGACGGTAATGTCCTAGAAATAGGAAGTATTGCATGGCTACCAAATTCATATAAATCTACTTGTAAGACATATGCTACTTCTAACTTAACTTTTAGAGATCTAACAATGCTACGGGATAGAGTTGATATTATAGAATTTAATGAAGCGCTTAATTCCCTAGATGATGTTGCTACCGCTAATTATGATCCTACTCAATTAAGAGGGGTGTTCTCTGATGGGTTCATTTCATTAGATAAAGCAGATTATACAAATGATGACTATTCCGTTATGATGAATTTTGAAGACGGAACTATTACCCTTCAATATTCTAGTAAAACAGAATTAGTTCCCGATATATTATCTGGGGAAAGCAATATTATCCTATCTGATAGTGGTAAGTTTGCGACTGCGGCATATACAGAAGTTTCTGCTGTATCCCAACCAACAGCTACCAGCGCCATATTGATTAACGAATACTCATACTTTGGTAAAGAAGGAGTATTAACATTAAAGCCTTCATCAGATAATTGGGTAACTAATGCAAGCTAAGGAGGATATTAATGGCTTTTGATTTTTATAATGATATGATGGCTAAACAGGCCGATATCACAATTAATACAGATAGATGGTGGAAACATGGTGGTACTGATAACTATATTTTAAACAATACTACTTGGGATGCTTCTAGCTCTAAATACATTGGAAATATGGGTAGGCAAAAAGGTAAGCATCAATTAAATGGTACGTATACGACATCGACAACAGTATCTGTGGCACACAACTATAGTTATACTACTATGGATCAGTTTATGCGAGTTAGAGATGTTGAATTTACTGCAACAGGATTAACTCCCTTAGCTACCGGATTTTATTTAACATTTAACGGGGTTAGAGTAACTATTACTCCATCTTCTGGATATAGCACAGACACTTCTGGTAAAGGAACCGTTACTACTGATTCTAATGGTGCTTTTTCTGGGAAATTCTCTGTTCCATCTAATGTTCCTGTAGGCACCGTAGAAACTATTTTTACAAATGATAAAGATAGCTGTGTTACAACTTATACAGCATCAGGTATGACACAACATACTGGGGTTTATTATACTGATGAAACATATTTCAACACACAATATGTTACTGCATACGTATCAGACCCAGTAGCAGAGACATTTCAATTACCACAGGACAGTTACGTAACTAGTTTTGATATCCCGTTTGGGTCAGTAGACTTAACAGAACCAGTAAAGTTTCAACTTAGAGAAGTAAGCAATACTGGATATCCAACAAGTACAGTTTATGCTAATGTCACAGTTCCTTCTGCAAATATTAAAACATCACAAGATGGATCAGTACTGACGAATATAAAGTTGCCAACACCTTTCTTAGCTAATGCAAATGTTCAATATGCCTTTGTTCTAGCTTCTCAGTCTGATAATTATACAGTATTTAGAGCTAAATTGGGTGAACTTTCTTTAGCAGATAAGAAAACTAAATGTAATTCTCAACCATATGGTGATGGAGTAATGTTTACCTCTTCTAATTCTACCACATGGACCGCCGACCATACCGCCGATTTGAAGTTTAATATTAACATTGCCAAGTTTAACCCAACAGCAGAAATTGTTTTTGATGTGCTGAAAAATATTAAAATGGATACATTCGTAGCCTTTTCAAATTTCTTAACACCAAACAACACTAACTGTACTTGGTACTATAGAATGATTGGTCAGGATGATTCTGGGGATGCAGATATTACTAAAAAGAATTGGCTACCATTAGCGCCTTTTGAAACAACTGAAGCAGATACTATTATTACTCAGTTCCAATTAAAGGCGGATTTCACGGCAACTGATTTCAGTTCTCCTGTAATTAATATGGATAGTCTAAGTTTAGGGCAATTTATTACTGCCCTTAAAGGTAACTATATTGGAAGAACGATAGATGCTACCCAAGCACCATTTAATACTATTCACACAGTATTCAGTGCACAACTTCCTAATAATGCTGTAGTTACACCTTATTATAGTCTAGATGGTGGTAACACGTGGAAGCAATATACACAGGCTCCAACAACAACCACTCAGACTAATGGGTATGTTCAGTATGCTTATACAGAGAGGTTAAGTAATGATGCTACCAGCTTTAAGATTAAATTAACTTTATCTACACAAAGTAGCTTCTTAAAACCTTACGTAACCAACTTAATGAATACCTTTAACAAGGAGTAATAAGATGACTATACAAAAACCAATTACTAATTCTAAAGGTAGACAAATAGCTAAATTATTTGTTCCAACTAGAGGCGAACTAACCTATATAAAGAATCAAGAAAAATTAGCAAAAGAACTTAAAGAACTTGAAATATTAAAACGAGATTTAAAAAATAGTAAATAGTAGCTAGCCGGTTAGAGATAATCGGCTTTTTACGTACATTCTATTTGAAATCTATGGAATAGTTCTGAAAATACAAATTCACTAACAATATCATAGTCATTCTTTAAAACATTTTCTTCCATACTTAAAGAGAACCATAGTCCGTGGTCTTTTGCATTCTTTAAGAACATTAGCAATTCGGAAGCCTTTGCCCGATTAATATCAATAAAAGAGTCTGTACCCATAATCTTTTCAGTCCTACGAAGAGTCCGCGTACTAATCTTTAGTAACCAAGCAATATGCTTTTTAGTACTATTAGATAATTCTGAAAACAATCCTTTTAATAAACTTACTTGCTTTTCTTTTTCAACTTTACGAGCTTCTTTTAGTTGATCCATTGACATATGGCCTTTTTCATACCAACGATTCTTTTCTAATTCTCGCTTACGTTCTAACTTAATAGCATCTGATGCAAAAGTTACTAACTGTAATTGTTCTTCTTCTGTTATATCAAAATCTCGGATAATTGTCTTTACTTTTTCAGGCTTAACAATGCCATCATCTTGATTATAGAAAATAACATTTCTGTTTTCTTTATAATACTTTAAAAATAATCCAGCTTCTCTCCAGCAACTCTTTAGAGTATTCTTAATTTCTGAAGTAGATAGACCAGGGACATACTTATCCTGAATCGTATTCATTTGATCTTCAAAGTCCCCTTGAGAAATATTCTTAGAAAGAAGATAATGAAATCCATACCAAAATAACCATTCATTTCGGTAACCAATCATTTTTCTAGTTCCCCGAATACTAGCGAGCTTTTCAAAGTCTTCTAATCTAGTCTTATTAGTCTTTACTCGATTACCAATAAGCTTAGTTTCTCTATCTTCTTCTGAAAAGTTATCTACAATATAATCAGATAGTTGACTAAAATCATATTCATTATTATTCCAAATCTCAAATTTAATCTTAGAATTATTACGAGAGTTTACACTACCGGGAACACGGAATAGACGAGTTACATCGGTACACTTAGGATCTGCTCCCAAGTCACTTAACTTATTAACGAAATTTGCTGTAATATTTTTAGTCGCCCAAGCCATGCTAGCAGGTAGACCATTTTTAATCGTCCAAATCAATTGAACACCATGACCAAAAGTTACCATATTTGGCCCGGGAATATCTCCATTACCAATATGTTTAATAACTTCTTCGAAAACTTCTGAAATAGCATTTTCATTAGTAATTGATGAATATTTATCCATCTTATAGAAATCTAGATCAATACCGATATTTCTAATTTGAGCTAACTCACTAGACCGTCTTACTCCATTTTTAAATGAATTCAAACTAATGTAAGTATCTGTATTATTATTTGATTTTTTAATTAGATTATTGACTGTTTTTAATCGGTAGTTATAATCGAATACTACCCCATTATATCCAAGCTTAGTTAATACTACGTTCCCATAATCCTTCTTATTATTGAACCATAAATCTTCCCAAGAGTTTAACAACTATTTCACCTGCCTACTACTATTTTTATTTGTATTTAGTATAGCATACTTATTTATATTATACAAGCTATCTATATATTCTATGATACCTATTTTAATATTAATTAATAGTATTATATATCTAATATAATTTCTCTAATAGTCGGAGGGGCTTAGCAATAATAGTGTTTGTCGCAAGACATGTGTCCGCTTTTAGGAGAAACCTTGATAGGCCGGTGTTTTGACCACTATGGAATATCTTAGAAGATTCTATAATAAATTATGGGATGTTAGTCTATTAATTGACAATTGACTATTAATGTGATAGAATATAGTAAAAGTATAGAAGGTGAAGAGTATTATATTAGAAGTCTATCCAATGACAACTAAATTAGTTGGTAGAAAAGAAGATTTAACTAAATATGCTGATCTAATTAGCGAAGATATAGATATTCCCGTTGAGAACTATCAATTTAGTTTTTCTTATCAAAACTTTGGGGAAATCCCCGTTAATCATTTCTATGATAAGAAGAATAATTCTTTTCCTACTGGATTATTAGAGAATGTTAAAGGGCTATTAAAAGCTAATAACTTAGAATATGAGGTAGTTGATAAGCGTCCTAAAGGATTGTTTACTAGTGATGATTTACTAACGTCTCCTATAACTCTAGGAGGTCGTACAACAGAAGGAAAGTATGCTTATCAAATGGATGCTATTAATTCTATTATTAAATCTAATGGGAAAGGTATACTAAACCTGAGCGTTGGTAGTGGTAAAACGCTTTTATTCTCTGCATTAGCTAAGATTGCTTTACCTCATCTAAATGATGGAGAACATATTCTGTTTTTTACTAGTTCTAAGGAAATATTTAAGCAAAC